CCTGGTCTCTTTGAAACTGCAAATTTTATGGCCCAACAGACCGACCGCTGGATGTTTGTGGCGATGTTGATTATTTTCCTAATCTGCGGCGCGTGGATGACCCGGTATTTTACCAGTCAAATCCAGCAAGCACGGCAAGAATTTACAGCCCTGAGCAAGGACTTTACGGAGCATCTCATCACCACAAACCGGGAATTGGCCGTCCTCCTAGCCGGGGCCACTAAGGCATTGGCGGACAACACGCGGGCTCTCGAAAACGTCAAAGAAAAATTATGAAGAACACATTCCTCCGACTCTGGGCCTGGATTACTGGCTCATCCGTTGCATTATTTAATTTCCTCGCGCCGATCCTAGCATCGTCTGCGGCAACCCTCTTGGAGCAACTCGCGCCCATCGCTCTCGATGTTGTCCTATCTATGGCTGACAGCAAGGCCACCGGGGAAATCAAGCGTAAGCAGGCCGTTGACGAGATCCAAGCGCGGGCCATTGCTACAGGCATTCAGGCGTCCACCTCGGTCGTCAATGCCACTGTGGAACTTGCCCTTCAAAACCTCATCGCTCGCGGCAAAATGTAATGAAACCGTGGTATTCATCCCGCACGATTCTTGCCGCGCTTGTGTCCGGCATCCTTGCCATCGTCGCCATCTTTTTCAAGTACGACGTGCAGGAATTCGCGGGAGGAATCACCGACGCAATCCTTGCGGCAATCGCGCTCGGCTCAATGATCGCCACCATCTCAGGACGCATTCGAGCAAAGGATCAAATCGGCAAAACCATTCCCGGTGGCATTTTCAACCCACACGCGACAGTTAAAAGACCGAAGCGGATGAACTAATAGCCCCCCCATGAACATCATCAAAATGCACTTCGCCGCAGTAATCCTTTCAACGTTTGCATTTATCGCGCTCCTACTCTGGCGATTCCCGCTGACGCCATGAATCGCGGCTTCCAGGTTGACCGCTACGGGGAGTTTCTTGGCAAAGTGCCTGACGATATCCTTCAACTCGTTCCAATCGAGGACCAGCGAGGGTTTTTCACTCAGCTTGTCGAAAACGCAGAGGGCAAAATCGTCACTGGCTGGAAAGTTTCAGACAGCGGGATTCCGTATCCGATTTTCTCCGCAAAAATTCAAACCCACGCAACATGGTAATGACCGCAACAAACTCTTCGCGCTGGGCAACGGTTTTCCTCGTCATAATCCTGGCCGGAATCGTCGCCATGACTTTTTCCCGCTGCCATCTCGACCCCGTTTATCCAGACATCACGGCAACCATCGACTTAGCAACGCCATGATCGACATCGCCGATTTGCAAAAACGCGTGGGAGCTAACCCAGATGGGTTCTGGGGACCGAGATCCACCGCTGCCTGCCAAGCTCACCTCTTGGCAATGATGCCGCAGCCGAACCCAGCACCCCGCTCCGACCAGAGATCGCTGACGGCGTTTTATGGTAAAGCGGGCGACGAATCGAAACTCGAACGGATGCAATTTCCGATCCCCATGTACTACGAGGGACGACCAGTGAATTTTACAAGGGTGCATCGGGAGTGCGTTCCCACGCTGCTCGATGTGTTTACTGAGATCAAATCCCTTTACGGGTCCAACAAGCGGATCATGCGGGCCGCTACAACCTATGACGGCTGTTACAATAATCGCCTCATGCGGGGCGGCTCTACGCCATCCCTCCACGCTAGGGGGGCAGCCATCGACCTCGACGCCGCCAACAATGGCAACCGCACCCACTGGCCAACAGTCGCAACGATGCCGATTGAAATTATGGAAGTATTCTCGAGTTATGGGTGGTTATCAGCCGGGGCGTTCTGGTCAAGGGATGCCATGCATTTTGAGTACACCCATTGATGCCCCCTTCCGGCCTATTGGCTTCGTTTGAGCCGTTCTCGTTTGCTGCGAGTCACTTATCGCCCCTTTGCTTGTGCTGCGTGGAACGCCGAGGAAGGCGTCTGATGATTTCGGGCTGTATTTTCGGCGTCCATGAGCTAGGCGTTCAGTTTCTCAGAGCGGGGCGGCCACGCCCAAACTCGTTTGTCTCTACCAGGGCGAGCGCTTCGGGTGTCCTGGCCGCTTCGGGCGCGACCGACCATCCGCCAGCCGTCGAAGCGGTAGGTATTGCCGTTGTGGAGATCGGCGTCCTGATAGGACATCGCCCATTCGTAGGGCAGAGCCGGGAAGACGAACTCGCGCCAGAGGCGCAGAGCGACACGGCACAGGCCGGGACGGGCAGCGCATAAACGGGACAGTTCGAGGGTGTTTTCTCGGGTCATCCAGTTGCAGCCGCCGCCGACGACTGGCGCGATCAGCGTGCTGGCCGTGGTGACCGCCATCGGCTCACCCTGATAGATCAGCGCATGGCACGCGACCGCTTTTTGGTTGCCGCGATTGAGAGCGCCCATTTTGTGCCCCCACGCTTCCAGCATCGCGTTCGCCGCGCTCAATTTCACTGGCTCGAACCCGACGAAACTGAACAAGGCATCGCTGCCAATGACTCCCGCGAGGGAGTCGATAGGCGAGGCGGAGCTGGAGGGCGCGGTATTCATCAGGCTTTGCCATGTGGATTGGTGATTGTGGTGTTCGCCTTCGCATTTTTGATCCCGGCCTTCCGGATCTTGGACATTGCGGCGGATTTTTGTTCCGCAGTTTTTCCGGCCCATCGCTTGATGGCGGATCGTTTTTGCATTTCGGTCGCGGTCATTGTACGAAAAGGTAATAGCTCCGGAAATAGTAACGTGAGCTTTTCCAGCATGGGGCCAGGTGGACGTATCCGGAGCCAAATCTGCCTTTGTATGGTGCCACAGATCCGGGTCCCTTGCGACTCACGTATCCGCGGGCCAGGCTGGTGTGGGATTTGATGAGTTGACCGCTTGCGACGGCCTTTCCGATGTCTGATGGTGTAGTGATGTTCATTTTTTTGTTGGTTGGTTGGTTGGGTGCAGTTAATATCCTCGGCGGGCGACGGACGCTGCGCGGACGCCAATGCGGCGCATGATGATCTCGCGGGCCTTGTCATCGTTGGCGGCGATCCAAGCGGAGGCAGCCTTGTCGGCCTTGGCATTGTTGGCAGGGCTTGGGCAATCTTCCGACTTGGCAAGCGCGTTGTAGGCGTCGTTGGCTTCAGGGGTGCAATCCTGAGAGTTGATTTGTTCGGCCACCATAACGGCGGACATTTGAGCTTCGGCGAGGAGTTCGGTGATGTTTTTCATTTTTTTGGTTGGGTTGATTTTGCTTACGAGATCAATATGCACGTGACGTTGCGCCACGTCAACAATTATTTTCATTTATTTTTCAGGACCGATAACCGGAGGGTGCCGCGTTGTTTCCGTTAATTTTGGTTTTCATGATATTTTTGGGGTTTTTTGGGTTCATCTACCTAGGTACCATAATTTATTTTACCATCAGCGCAATATTTATCTTGCGCACTTGCGCATTTGCGCGTAAAAGTTTTCCCATGGAATTACCTCGACTGAATATCAGCGTCAAAGAGACGATGAAAAAAGCCATCATTTTGGCCTGCGCGAAATCTAGCCCGCGAGAAACAATCACGGACTTTGCCCGGAAGGCATTTTTTGCGGAGTTGCAGCAGCGCAAGACGGCGGCTCGCGCATTGGGGGCCGGGAAATGATTCCGTCACCCTACACCTCCTGGAAACACAAGGACGGCGAGACCCACCGTGTCGTTCATTCCTCCCCTCGCCAGGTCGTTACTTGGGGAACGAAACATTCGTGGTTCGGGACTCCCGCTCAATTTTTTATGGCCTTTTCGGCCCACAAACAATCGTGAAACGCATGAACGGGCGTGACCTCACCCTGAGCCCTGACGGCCATGAGGGAATGGGCCGGGAAACATTGTCAGACGTTGGGGCGGCCTGCACACGTTGGCTCGAGAAAAACGAGGACGGATACGAAAAAGGAAGAACATTTAATTTCGGCAAAGGCTGGCGTCCTAAAAATAAAATCACCAACAAAACCACCAACAAAACTAAAATATCATGATCGAACTCCTCGCATTAATCATCCTCATTGTTTCGGCATTTGCGGCCTCATGCAAAATCACCGAACTCGCAACCAAAAAAGCGCAGGACCTAAAATGGCGCGAATGGTGCGAAAATTTGCGGCATGGAGCCGGGCCAGACGGGCTGGACCGCGACGGCAACAGACCCTGACCCCGAGAATCCAAATCAAACCCATAAAATGACAAGAACAACCACAATCGAAATCGAAGTCGAAATCGAATACGACTACGACCCCGGCACGGAACCATATATCTCAGGTGCTCCTGAGGACTGCTACCCCGGCGAGGACCCAGGGGTTGAGATCCAGAGCATCGAGTTAGTCCGCAAGACCCGAGATGTCACCGGCAAAGTCTCGACCGCTCGGCTCGACATCGTGGACTATATAGACCCGGACATCCTCAGCTCAATTGAGGACAATCTCATCCAAGACGGCCTCACAGAATAAACCACCAACTAAAACCAAAATCATGAATACAACAACACCGGCGGAAACGCCAAAAGACATCATTGCCGAAATGCGGAACGCCCTTGCGGAAAACGGGCTCTCGTCCATTGGCGTGATTTTAACCATGCACGACAAAAATGAGTTTTTCAGCGTACGTGATAAAGATAATTTCGCCGATGGCCGGAGCATTGCAGCGGCCCTTGAAAAGCTCAAATCGTCCAGCGACACGCGCATCAAAAACCTACACGCTGAAGCCGCCCTGCTCGGAATGACACTCGTTAAGGAAGAATCGAAATGAGCGCAACCGAGACCCAAATTACTAAGGATGCCGTAAAGGCTCCCGCCACCATCAAGGGACTCCTCGAAAGCGAGGATTTCAGGGCCCAAGTTACGCGAGCATTGCCTACGCATTTGACGCCAGAACGCTTTATTCGGGTTGCGGCAACGTGTCTTATGCGGACGCCAAAGCTCAAGGATTGTCATCAAGGTAGCTTCTTCAACGCGCTCTTGACTCTCTCGCAACTCGGGCTTGAGCCGGACGGTCGAAATGCTCACCTCATCCCCTTTGAAAATCGAAAGCTCGGCATTACAGAATGCCAGCTAATTATTGATTACAAAGGGTTGGTGGACCTAGCTATGCGCTCCGGCACCGTCGCCAACATTCACGCCGATAAAGTTTGTGACAATGACATTTTTGAGTTTGACCGGGGGGAAATTAAGAAACACTCGATTAATTTCAAGGAAGCGCGGGGAAATGCTTACGCTTACTATGCGCTGGTTCGGTTCAAAGACGGCTCGGAAAAGTGCGAGGTGATGCCACGCGAAGATGTTGACGCTATTCGCGCACGGTCTCGCTCTGGCAAGTTCGGCCCATGGGTCACGGATTATGACGAGATGGCAAAGAAAACTTGCTTTCGGCGGCTCTCAAAATGGATTCAGCTTTCCCCGGAATTCCGCGAGGCATTAGATCATGACGCCGACAAAATCGAATCACGCCGATTCGAGACGGCAAAGCAAGTGCAAGCGATTTCCGAACCGCTTGACCCGTTCACTCCGCCTGAGTTGCCAGAGGCCACCGCCACCGCAGAAGAGGAATCTGAATGAATATATTTCGCGACATTGAACAGGGCTCGCCCGAGTGGATCGCCATCCGCAAGGGCCACCCGACGGCCTCCCGTTTCTCTGACATTATCACGGCGGCTAAAGGCGAGTTGTCGAAAAGCTCCACGGGCTACATCCGAGAGCTAATCGGCGAGTCGTTTTGCCCTGATTGGGAGGAGTGGCTCGGCAACAAATTTACGGACCGGGGCAAAGAGACCGAGCCGGAAGCTCGGGATGCGTTCGCAACTATTCTTGACGGCACCCTTAGAGTTGAGGAAGTCGGCTTCGTCCTGGGGGATGATGGCGTCTGCGGATGCTCGCCGGATGGGTTGATTTACGAAGGGGAAACTTTAGTTTCTGGGGTGGAAATCAAATGCCCATCGCCCAAAGTTCACGTCGGCTATGTATTAGATGGGGGACTCCCCGCTGCCTACGCACAACAGGTCCATGGATCAATGGCTATTACCGGGCTGCCTGAGTGGCATTTCTGGAGCTATTTCCCCGGCCTGATGCCGCTACACATCATCGTTCGGCGCAATGACTACACCGCAAAACTCGAAACCGCTCTAGCGCAATTTGTGGCGAGCTATAAGGCGGCTTATGCCGACGCTCTCCCACGGCTCAAAATTCCCAATCAGTAACCAAAACAACATCAAAACCACCAAAGAAAACATCATGAGAAAAGCACAAATCGATGTTACAAAAATCATCAGAGAAAAACTCTACAAGGGCAAGAAAGGGACTTACCTGGACCTCACCTTTTTCGACAACAAAGACGGGGAAGACGAGTGGGGGAACATGGGATTTGTCGTGCAAGACCTTGGAAAAGAAGCGCGGGAAGCTGGCGAAAAGGGACCGATTCTCGGCAACTGGAAGGAGATCGTAACTAAGAAAGCTCCCGCTGCCAGTCATGAACCTACCACCGAACAAGACGACTCAAAGGCCCTACCGTTTTGAGAAATCTCCGGTTGGGCATCAACACCCAGCCGGGACCCCTTTTTAATTATGACTGAGCGTGATCTAATAATCCTTCAGCTTCACAAAATCCACGGCACAAAAACCAAATCAGAACTTATGAACGAACTTTATTACCGCAACCTTTGCAGCGACCTTTGCCTATGCCTTGACGACATCGCGACTCTGGATTTGTTGCGAGCTTACAACGCTGGACTGCGGGAGGCTAAATGGATATCCGAGATTTGACCGACAAGCAAAAGCTCATGATGTCCACCAAGGACCGGAAATCCTTTGGTAAATCTGGAGTGACATACGACGAGGCGGAAGCGGGTGCCGTTGCCAAGTCCGAAATGGAATTGCAGGGGCAGCTTTACAGTCTGCTATACCGTCGCGGTCACCGGCCCCGAATGCAGCCCACCCGAAAACGCAGCCAGATTGCGCCAGGGATGCCCGACATCGCCTTTGAAATTCACGGCCTGAGCGTCCACTGGGAAGTGAAATTGCCGGGGAAGAATCCGACCCCGCAGCAATACAAATGCCACCGGGAACTGGAAGCGGCTCCGAACGGGGCTATCGTCCGCGTGATCCGCTCGTACCGGGAAGGGCTTGACCACCTGGCGGAATTGGAAGACAGCACCCTAACCGTGACGGCGACCCTAGCGCAGCAACTCGCCGCAGCCAGAGGACTTTTATCCAAGATTCGAGACCCGTTTTGTCGCATGACTCGCGGACAGGTCTGCGAGGAAATCAACCAGGTTCTCGCCGACACCGACGGGAAGAAACCGCTTGCCATATCCGGCTGAAAGCGACAGTATCCAAATCGAGCCGACAAACTCATGACAGCGAAGAGAATAAAATCAACACCTTGCCCTCGTACCTGTGCGTCTCTTCGCGCTTGTCGGCTCGTTCCTACAAACGGGTGCGGGGGCTCTTTTTGATTATGACATACGCAAACTACGAGGATTTCCTCAAAAACAAAACTCACATTGGAGAATCGTCTGGATTTGATCCGGTGTATATGCCCGATTTCCTTTTTCCGTTTCAGCGGTCTCTCACCGAGTGGGCTGTTCGCAAGGGCCGCGCCGCAATCTTCGCGGATTGTGGTCTCGGCAAAACTCCCATGCAGCTTGTATGGGCTCAAAACGTAGTCGAAAAAACCTGCAAACCTGTATTGATTTTGACCCCGCTTTCAGTTGGAGCGCAAACAGTCAGAGAAGCGGGCAAGTTTGGGATAGAGGCCGCGCAATCCCGAGACGGAAAGGTCGCCGCTCCGATTACGGTCACGAATTACCAACAGCTTCACAAGTTTGACTGGCAGCAATTCGGCGGGGTGGTCTGCGATGAGTCCAGCATCCTTAAAAACTTTGATGGGCAAATCAAATCTCAGGTCACGGACTTTATGCGTAAACTTTCTTACCGGCTTCTTTGCACCGCAACAGCCGCGCCTAACGATCATGTTGAGCTAGGCACATCCAGCGAGGCACTTGGATATCTGCGACGGGTAGAAATGCTGGCGCAATACTTCAACCACGACGGCGGAGACACGTCTAAATGGAGGATCAAAAAACACGCAGCTAAGAGTATGTTCTGGCAATGGGTGTGCTCATGGGCGCGGGCCGTAAAGAAGCCAAGCGATGCAGGATTTGACCAGCCTGGATATGATTTGCCGGAATTGCGAACTGTTGAACACGTCGTCAGGTCACTGACTAAAAATCCAGAGTATCTATTCGACATGCCAGCGGTCGGACTAGATGAGCAACGCAAGGACCGAAAGCGCACAATCAACGAGCGGTGCGAATTGGCCGCGCAACTGGCATCAGCGCACAATAGCGCATCGGTTTCGTGGTGCCATCTTAATCCAGAGGGGGACTTGCTCGCCAAGCTGATACCTAATTGCGTGCAGGTATCTGGCGCAGACTCAGACGAGGAAAAGGAAGAGAAAATTGAAGCATTTGCAACAGGTCAAGCGATGAACATGGTCACAAAGCCAAGCGTGTGTGGATTCGGGCTTAATTGGCAGCATTGCGCTCACCAGACATTTTTCCCATCGCATTCTTACGAGCAATGGTATCAAGCAATACGCAGGTCGTGGAGATTCGGGCAAAAAAACACAGTGACCGTAGATATCATTTCAAGCGAAGGCGAGTCAGGCGTTTTGAAAAACCTCAATCGCAAGGCCGCACAATCCGAACAGATGTTTGCAAAGCTAGTTGAACTCATTAACGACGAGCTTCGCATCGAAAAGAAAAATCAACCAACCAACCAATTACAAATACCATCATGGCTATAATCAATCAGACGACATCTGAAAAATACTCACTCATCAACGGCGATTGCGTCGAGGCAATGAAATCACTGCCTGAAGGCAAGGTGGATTTCTCCATCTTTTCACCGCCATTTGCGGATTTATACTGTTACAGCGACAGCCCTGAAGATCTTGGCAACTGCAAAGATTACGATGCGTTCTTCGCTCACTTCTCATTTGTCGTTGAGCAACTTGCTCGGGTAATTAAGCCGGGCCGGAATTGCGCAGTTCATTGCATGGACATCCCGGCGATGAAGGAGCGGGATGGATACATTGGCATCAAGGATTTCAGCGGAGACATTATCCGCCTATTCCAGAAACATGGATTCGTCTATCACTCTCGCCATACGATATGGAAAGATCCACTCATCGAGGCAGTCAGAACTAAAGCGTTAGGCTTGATGCACAAGCAGATACAAAAGGACAGCCTAAAGTCACGCGCTGGGCTTCCTGATTACTTGCTGGCATTTCGCAACTCAGGAGAAAATCAATGCCCGGTAACTCATCCCGATGGCTTGACCAAATACAGCGGGAGCAGTGACCCGACCAAGGGACTCAGTGGATTAAAGAAATCTCACAACATATGGAGGGCTTACGCGTCTCCCGTATGGATGGACATACGGCAAACGCTCACACTGAACGCAAAGATTGCGCGGGAGTCAGATGACGAGAAGCATTTGTGCCCACTGCAACTTGACGTAATTGAACGCGCTTGCGTTTTGTGGAGCAATCCCGGCGAAGTTGTATTGACGCCGTTTATGGGGGTCGGTAGCGAGGTCTATGGGGCCGTGATTAATGGCCGCAAAGGGCTAGGCATCGAACTAAAGACGGCTTATTACAACCAAGCCGTGAGAAACCTCGCCTCCGTTGAACACCACGTCGAGCAAGAACTGATACCAGCTTGATCTAGATACTGTAGCGGCAAATGCGCTACTCTTGACAACAATACACAGTGTATGCTTTTATACACAAAACTTTGACAAGATGCACTTTACAAAACTTTTTTCTTCAATTTTAGATTCCACGATCTGGCAGGAACCAGCCCATACGAAACTTACTTGGATCACGATGCTTGCTATGGTTGACCGCCACGGCGAGGTACACGCATCAATTCCCGGCCTTGCGGCTAGAACGGGTGTTTCTATCCAAGAATGCGAGGAGGCTTTAGCCAGTTTCCAGACGCCGGACCCGTACAGCAGGACGAAAGACTACGAGGGAAAGCGTGTGAAAGTGATAGATGGCGGCTGGGCTTTGCTCAATCATGGGAAGTATTGCGCTCTCCTAAATGCCGAAGAGAGAAGAGAATACAACCGCCGTAAACAATCGGAGTATCGGGCAAAAGACAAAGCAAATGCCTTGTCAATGACTGTCAATGACACAAATACACAGGCAGCTACAAATGTATCAAATGCACACATAGTAGATGTAGATGTAGATGTAGATGTAGATGTAGAAAAAGAATTACCGGAACCTACGGTTCCTCCCATCATTGCTGCATGGAATTTGTGCGGATGTTTCCCCAAAGTCTCGAGCCTAGGGGCAAAGCGCAAAGCGATATTCTCAGCAAGGATGCGCGACCCATTTTTTAAATGTCACGCATTGCAGGCAATTCAACTCATTTCCAAGAGCGATTTCTGCACCGGTAAGAATGACCGTGGATGGGTGGCAACTATCAATTGGTTTTTGCGGCCCGGCAAGGTTGAGGAAATCATCGAGGGCGCATTCACCAACCGTCGAGGAAACCAAAAAACCGCCACGGACAACGCAATCAAACCCGGTGAATACAAGAACCTTGTATTTGACCCCAACACACCTGAAAACCAATGACAACAGATTTACAACTCCCTGAAATTTTAAGCAGGCTCAGCGCAATCCCGGTGCGCTCCGACGCCGAGATCCGCGAATGGACCTGGCGCAATGAGATACGCCCAATTCTTGCCGATGCCGGGTTTGATGGACGATTCCGAGAACGGGCCGATTGGAATCTGGAGCCGAATCAGGAAAAGGTGTTTCGGGTGGTAAGATCCAAACTTCTTGGCGAAGGGGCTATCATCGCCTTAGTAGGAATCCGTGGTACCGGGAAAACTACCATCTCAGCGCAAATTGCAATCCAGATTGCTGAGGAGTGGGTTGCCTACTGGAATCAGTCGCAACGGCGCGAGAATGCCCCGATTGGCCTCCCGATATACCGCAAGATGCTTTCTATCGTTGAGATTCTTAAACCACTTTATTCTGATCACGGGTCAACGCGGACCGATTCGCTGGTGGCAATGCGGGACGCGCTATGCTCAATTGGACTCCTGATAATTGATGAAAAACACGACGCGAACGCCCTTAATGTCGCTCCGAGGATTCTGACTGACATTATTGATCGGAGATATTCCGCCAAAAAAGACACTATCATCATCAGCAACGAGTCCGCTGTAGAGTTCGAGCAAAACACCGACGACTCTATCATCTCACGTTTATCGGAGCACGGAATGATCGTCCCCTGCAACTGGCCGTCGATGAGAGCGCGAAAAATAAATTGCTTTACAAATGCACCGCAATCGCGCATTTCGGGCAAATGAAAATCAAATGCAGCGTTCCACGGCCAGGCACTCCAACACAATGAGCCAATACGAATACGACCGCATTGACGACCGCTGCCAGGATGGGCGCGAATCACAGGACGAGGACCGGGAGGAGACCCGCGAAGAATGGGAACACCGGCGCGAACTCGCAATTTTTCGCGACGCCTTTATCTGGATGCAGTTAGTAATCGGATTCTTGCGGGAATCGAATAACAATTCAGAACTGGCCACCAGGGCGCTCTCAGTGGCGTCGGCACTCAGTCACGTATCATGTGCAGGCCAATCAGACTCAGACCTGGCAAAGTCCCTAGCCACAAAACATAGCTGCAAGGAATGCGGAAAGGTCACTCACCACAACGTCACCAGAGCCAACTTCTCAGCGCACAAGCTGGCCTTCCAACGCCAAAACAACCTGCCAGCCATCGGTGCTCAAAAGAGTGTCGAGGCCCGCAACGCTTATTCGGACAATCGCAAATCTCAACTTTCTGA